GTATCAATACCAGCCTTTTGAGCTCCTTTTAATAATTTTGCTTCTTTCCCTACAACAACATCTCCTGCTTTAGCTCCTTCGAATGTTTTTCCGATACCTTCTCCCATTTTACCCATTGCATAACCTTTTATTCCTTCAGTCAATCCTGTTTTAAATAAATCACCGCCAGACACTTTTGTTGCTTCAAGCATATCGTCAAGCATACTTTCATTTCCAGCAGCTATTCTTCCTGACTCTTTACCTAAAAATGTTCCTCCCCATTTACCTGCATCAAGGCCAGCACCCTTTGCTGCCTCTATTTGTTGTTGTGCAAATTTTGATTGCTGTTTTGCTTTATACATTCCCGATAAACCTGCTAGAGTTGCACCTGCTATAGTACCAACACCAGGAATTAATCCCAACATAGGAGCAATTGTTTCTAAAAACCCTCCGAAACCTTTAGTTTCTCTTTTCTGGTTTAATAGTTCTTTTTGTTTTCTTTGAGAAGCTATTTGTTCTTTCTGAAATTCTTCAGACATCTCCCCTTTCTGTTGACCAAAAGCAAGAGCTCCAGTTTTTTGAGCCTGTTCTGACCCTAATAAACTCTCTAATAATCCTTGTTGTGTACTTGCGATACCATAAGGGTTGTATCCATTCGCCATATCTTACTCCTTTTTTAATCCAATCCGTCTATTAAATATATTAATTATTCTCATCATTTACAAATCTACATTTTATGTTATAATTGTTGCAGGTAATGCTGTTGCTTTAATCATATTCTGCAAAATCTGATACTGCTGTTGGTAATGCTGTTGCTTTCATTATAAAATCACAATGTTCTCCTGAACCTCCACCCCAATTTAGATAACCATTGCCTATTCCTGAAGATTGTTTTTTAAAACCAACCCAATAGTTATATGTATCACCTGCTGTTAATCCTGTAACTGCCCAATAATGTTGTATTGTCGCATTGTCTGTTTCATCAATTAAGTTAATTGCTTGTTCATAAGTAGCACCTGCTGTACTATATCCACTTGTTGCATTTGCAGTAGATAATCCTATAAAGGTGGTATTATTCGCTTGAGCATCTACTTTAATTTGAATCATAATCTCAACTGCACCACTTGGAGGAGCAATAAATCTAATTCCCATATCATCATCAGGAACAACAAAAGAGGTTGTTAAAGTATAAGTAGTTCTACTTGCATCTTCTCCAATCATTCTATATCCAATTATCATTCCTGCATAAGCACTATTTGCTACACTAAATTCAGTAACAGTATCTCCACTTACAGTCCCTGCTACCCAATTAGTTGCTCCCATTGTAATCTTGTCATTAGCTTCATCAAGAATTAACATTTTATCTCCACCAACAACAATATCTAATACATCATCAGAAGATTCGTCTAAGTAGGTATGAGTTCCTCCATCAAAATATAATTTCTTTGTTGCATCAATAGTAAAATTCCCACTTGGTATCTCAACATCTACATCTCCATCTACTGTTGCACTTCCTGTTAATCTTACTCCTGTAGATAATCCTCCATTATATTCTGCTACTCTAAGTTCTAGTCTTCCTGATTCACTTCCTGCTGTTACATCATCTGCTTTTGCTTTAATTGACGCATATAAAGTTTGGTTACCACCACTATCCTCACCATGAAACATAATTCTACCTATTGTATCACTATCAGCAGGAGAAGCACTATTTCTATATATTGATATATCAGGACTATGATTACTTCCATCATCAGTTGATTCTATTATTAATTGAGAAGTTGAAGCATTAGTTGTTACTAAATGTAAACAATCTGCACTTGTATCCCACAGCATATAATTTGAAGCTGTATCACCAAAAAACTTTACATCATATCCAGCATCATCTACACCAACAGTTAAATTACTAACGATTGTTACAGTATCACTTACAGGGTCTAAGATTAAATCTCCATCAGGAACTAATGTTAAATGTCCAACTGTTGCTCCATCATCTACTGTTGCTATTGTTGTTGCTCCTGAAGCTGCAACTGTAATACTAAATAAATCGGCAGCATCAGTATCATCGTATATTGTTAAACTTGTAGCATCACAATCAAATAAAAAATGAGAGTCATCACCATCTTTTATAGTTACCTGTCCGCTATCTGCATTTAATTCAATGTCTCCAGCTATATTTAAAGTTAAATGAGCTCCCAAGCCCCCAATACCATGCGATGTCTTAATTTCAGTGGCCCCATTAGCATTAACATCTATTGCAAAATAATCCAATATACTTGCAGGATTTAATATTGTTAAAACCCCAGTATCAGTATTTATTTTAACTCTTGCAACGTTTAAGCCCGCAGCACTTCTTTCTGTAAACCAAAATTCACCATCATGAGAAAGATTAAATGTAAGTTTGTCCGAATCAATACCAATGGTTGCATATTTATCTGAATCATAACTTAATTTTAATAAAGCTGCTGTTGCCTCCGTTTGCCAATTATCATCAAAATCTGTATCATATTTAATCTCAAGAGTTGAACCATTATATAATAATTTTGATTCTGCATCAACAGTACCAATGGATTGTCCAACAGTTAATAATTGATTTTCTGCTGTGCTGCTTATACTATCATGAGAATCATTCTCTGAATAATACCAAGTACCACCATTTGATTCACACGAGTCTTTATCAGAATACTGCCCTAATGAGCAATATGCTGTCTTATAGGCGATATTATCAAATGGAAGAGGTAAGTCTCCAACAACTTGTTCTCCTGTCCTATATTTAATGCTACCACCATCATTCACAACAAACCTATCGGCACTTCTTTCTGTATTAATCATCTTATTTACAGTAAGTTTATTTGTTGTTAATTCTCTTATTGATGTTTTTTCAAACCTATTAAGCTCTTGCATCTTGTTTGCAGCATACCACATGCCACCAGCTTTTGAGCACAAGAATACACCCTTACCATTAATTCTCGATATAACAATATCACCATCATTACCAAATGTTTTTGTGGGAAATGTATTTAAAACTCTGGTTCTTGAACCTTTTATATGCTGTAAATTAGGCATTATTTAGTGCTCTTTGTTCTATATACAATAGATATATCGTTAATTTCAAAATCTTCAGGAACAGCACTTCCAGATAGCTTTAATTGAAAAGAATATATATTATTAACATCTCCTGGAGTTGCAAATTTAAGTTCAGCTATTTTCCATTTAGCATCTGTTTCGTTTAAAGTACTTGAATCATAGCAATTTCCTCCCCCAGTAAATGTACTATCTGTAGAAAAGTCAACCTCTGTGAAATCCCCACTACCATTTATAGCTCCTTCTGCAGTTATTCCAGAGTCAGTTCCATCTGTTCCAACCTTATAAGTTATATAAACTTTATATATTTTCTTTCTATTGACTATATCGCCAAAAGTAAAATCTTTTGTTGAAAATTGAAAAACTTTAGATGAACCAGAGGCTGAAGATGTAGAGCCTGTTGCTAAAGGACTATTTTCCCATTTTTTAATTGAGTTATAAGATGAACCGCTTTGGAATCTATAATACAATAATTCTCCGTCAGTATCAGTAATCATATTTGACAATGCTCCAACATCCGACTCTACTATATTCCCTGATATTCCCCTATTATTAAAACACCAAGATTTTGTAGGGAAATGATATGTAATTGCTTCTGGGCTACTAACAGCTGCAACATTAGTGTCTGCTTGCCATCTAACAAGCAGTGTATCTCTAGATTGAATATAGCCGATAATACAAGCCCCATCATATGCACTAGTGCTGGCAAGCCAAAAATTATTTGTAATAGTAGCATAATCCGATGTTGAGGGTATTTTATTCTCAATCAAATTAGTCATTTCCTCACCATCATATAAATAACAACCCGTTTTATTCGCCCATACAATACCATGTGGTGTTTTTGTTACAGAGGCTTGATGTAATACCCCGACATTATCAAACGTATCTTCAAGAAATTCATAATCCCCCGATATATTAATAGCAAATACTTTTCTCTTTTTAAATTGTAATATTTTATCTTTATAGTAGGCTAAAGCTGTAATCTCATCACCATCATTAATTGCAACATCAACAAAACTTGATGCTGGTAATATATTATATTTACCAATAGGAGATTTTAACATTCTATCTCCTTGTATTTTATCGTTTTGTTTAATATTACCAACATATAATCTATTATTTGCAACAACCGAAGTTTTATATCTAGCTGTTAAATTATTATTACCTTCACCATCTTCTTGAGATACCATTGTTTCAGATTCATAACTATTAACTTCATTGAAATTTTTAAAATTTTCTCTACT